ATAATAACCATTATATTAAATTAGGGGGAGAGAAAATACCGGGCAACCTGTTCATGGGAATTGATCCCTCCACTGGAATGGGAAAAGATTTTACCGGGTTCTGTATTGTATTGATTAGTAAAGAAAATCGTGCTTATGTATTACAAGCATATCGAAAAAAATTAAGACAATTTGAAATTATGGATGAGGTTTGGCAATTGTCAGAATTCTATCATCATGGTTTTAGTAATATTATTGCCGAAGAAGTAGCGGCTTTTAAATGGTTACGAGAGGCATATGATATTTGTTGCCGAAAATATAATCGATGGTTACCCTGGGATGGTTGTAAGGCAGATATGGGAACGGGCGAAAGTGAGGGACAAGGGAAAAGAAGAATTAAATCATTGGCATATAGATTTCGAGCTGATGCGCTTTGGCTTCATAAAAATCAAATAGACCTAATAGAAGAACTGTTGAATCATCCCAAAGCCGCTTTTAATGATATTGCAGATGCACTTGCTTATGCAACCCATCCGGATTATACCTATCCACCATCGACAATAAAAGTTTTAACAAATAAAATTAAAAGCAAATTTAATAAACGAAAAACTGGTATTGATTGGATGACAGGAGCACCATACTGATGGAAGAAAAAGACAAAGAAAAACAACAAGAAAAAGTTTTTAAAATTGTTGACCCCGTCCGGTTAATCGAAGAATTAAAAAAAAGAGATGAGAATAATTATGATGGAAAAGTAATTCTAAGATTCAAACCAGGACGGGGAATTATTTCTATTCGAGAAGAATATGATATAGAAATAAAACCTCTAATGAATGAAAAGGATATTGCTAAATATTATGGTGATTTAATGCGTTGGCATATCTATGGCAAAACCCATATGTCACTCCATTGTGGAAATATAATGAAATTCACCATTGAAAAACAAATATCTTTAGATAAATTCTTTATGTGAAAAAAACTACTTGATTTTTTATAATATATTTAGTATATTCCGCCTTGGAACATATACTACATGTAGTGGGTTTATAATATATGGTGCGAAAAATTATGAATAAAGATGAAACGGTAATACCAGAAATTGATCAAACAAACGAAGTAATTTCTGATTATAATCCCTCTGAAGACGAACAAAAAAAGATCAATGAATCTATCCGTAGATTTAAACAATATTCTGATAAGCGCCAATTATGGAAATCCGCCGCCTCTAAAGACCATGAATATTATATGTTAAAACAATGGACAGAAGAACAAAAAGATGTTTTGACGGCTCGTGGACAAGCAGCACTTATTATTGATAGAATAAGACCAGCTATTTTGCAATTAGTCGCAATACTTACTGCATCGATGCCAAAATTTAGAACTGTCGCCGTGACTGACGACGATGTTAAAAAAGCACAATTATTTACTATGTTAATTGAAAGAATCCTTTATAAGAACGATTATTCACAACAAATGAAAAATGTAATAAAGAATACGTTGCTTTATGGTGTTGGTTATCTTTATTTATGGCATGATGAATATGGAGATAATGGCGATGAAGAAATACGATTAGAAGACCTACATCCATTTGATGTATATCCCGATCCGGAATCAAGAAAAGAAGACCTTTCTGATTCGGATCGAATGTTTACTTCTAGATTGATAACCAAAGAAAGAGCAATTGTATTATTTCCAGATCGTAAAGATGATATTTTGAGATTGTTAGAAACAAGAGATTATGAAAGTAGATATGAATCACAAAATTTACATAATGAAGAAGACGTAATATTATTAGATGAAATTACCGATGAAGATCGTACAAAAATTCGTTTTTTGGAAGAGTATCAAAAAGTCAAAGTTAAATATCATCTTGTTATAGATGCGTTAAGCGGAGATAATAGAGAATTAAATGAAGAACAATATCAAAATTTTATTGCAGATAAAGAAATAAAAAAAGGATTAGAAAATCAAAACATTACTGAAATAATTAAATGGAAAACTAGAATAAGAAAAAGAACCATGTTGGGTAATATGCTTATAGGAGAAGAAATATTGCCGACAGCGATTTATCCAATAGTTCCTTTCTTTTATGAACATGATGGTAATCCATATTCTATTGGGGCCGTTCGAGGAGTTATAGGATTACAAAATGAAATAAACAAAAGACGTTCATTAATGATTGCTCATGCTACGGCAACGACTAATGCTAAACTTATTGCAGAAAAAGGAACATTTGAAAATGAAGAAACAATAGAAACGGAATGGGCAAAACCAGAAGCCCTTATTATTATTACTCCCCATGGAACAAAAAGCATTAGTGATAGAATTAAAGAATGGGCGCCTCAACCATTACCAACGGCACTATATCAACTTGAAGCAGAAGCAAAACATGATATTGAATATTATCTTGGTTTGTTTTCTATAAGCCAGGGAGATCCCAGTCAAGTTCCTAATACTAAAGGAGCAACATTAGCAATCGAAGAATATGGTTCGAGACGACAAAATCTATATGATCGAATCATTGGATATTCTCTGCGAAGGGTTGGTAAGATTTGTATTGATTTTATTCAAAGTTATTATACTACACAAAGAGTAATTAGAATGTGTAATCCGGAAGTTCTTGAATCAGAACAAATGCGTGGTATTCAAATTAATTGGCCGATTTACGATGAATTTGGTAAAGAAATTGAACGTCTCAATGATATGAGCGTTGGTGAATATGATTTGATGGTTGTTCCTGGTTCAACATTACCGTCTAACCGCTGGGCACTATTGGAAACATATTTAAGGTTATATGAATTAAATGCAATAGATAAAGTTGAATTATGGAAGAAAACAGACATTGTTGATAGGGAAGGTTTATTGAAAAGATTTTCTGAAATTGAACAATTGAAAGGACAAATTCAACAACTTGAGCAACAATTAAAAATTCAAAGTGCACAAGTACAAAGAGAGACCCAAAAACGCGTTACCGCCGATGAACGAGCAGAACTAGAAAAATCGAAAGGTCGTTTAAAAGCGGGCGAGGTTGAAACCACAAAGAAAATTATTGACATTACTTCAAAAATGGAAAAAGTTGCAACCGCACCATTAATGTCAGAAGGAGAAAATTATGCCTTTACGAAAAGGAAAAAGTAAACGCGTTATTGGGGAAAATATTGCAGAATTAAGAAGGTCTGGTTATCCAGAAAAACAGGCAATTGCAATTGCTTATGATACAGCAGGAATAAGTAGAAAAAAGAAAAAAAGGAAATAATTTATGGGAGAGGCGAATAAAGACAAAAATAAAGTTGCGGCAGAAGATATTTTGGTTGGGATTGATTCAGAACCAACGTCCGATAAACCAGAAATAAAAGATAATAATGAATCTGTTGTTTCTCCAGAACCAACACCACAACAGGCAGCAGTAGGAAAAGAACAAAATATTCAGCAGAATGTAGTAGAACAAAATAATTATAAGAAAATGCAAGAAGAATTGGCGAATTTGTCACAATTACGTGACATTGTGTTTGGTGATGAGGAATTGTTTGGTAAAGTATTGGCTATTGCGAAGGGTGAGAAAGTTCAACCAGCAACAAAAATGCCAGTATCGAAAACCCCAATGATTCCCCAGGTACCAGAATTATTTGATGCTAATGAATTAGGAGATCCAGAATCCGCTTCGGCAAAATGGTTTGCACAAACCATTAATTCAATAAACGAAAATGCTGGTTTGATGGCAAAACAAAAGGCCGAAGAAACAATCCAAAACTTAAAAAAAGAATTGGCAGAAGAAAGAAATCACCAACAGCAACAATTTGAGATTAATAACGCCCTGCGTGCAGCCTCCCAAGAAGAAGGGTTGAATGATCAAGGGACCAAAGAATTTTGGCAGTGGGTGAACGAACCCAAAACAGATAAAAAACAATATTTCAAATCGGCCATTCAAATATGGAAAATTTCGACAGGTAAGACTCCTGTGTCAACCAATGTGATCACTAAAGCAAAAAACGCGCAAGAATCTGGAAAAATACCATCGATCACACAAATTGGTGGTGAAACAAATACTGAACCGATAACCGAAGAAGATGCTTTTAATAATTTTCTTAATAAGGCGGGTAAAAAAACCAGATTTTAGCGCATAATTAAAGGAGTCTTAATTATGGCTGACTTGGCAAGTGTAAAAACGTTGAATCAGTTGTATGATAGTACCGATATTATGTATACTGATCGTAGAATTTTCTATCTTAAAGAAAATTACCTCGCAGAATTGTGGGCAAATGCGTCGGTATTTACTAACTTTTCTGCCCAATGCAAAACAATTAATGATTCACCCGATGTTGATTATAAAATGTTTGAACATAAAGCATTCTGGGTGGATAATTTCAAGGCTTATTATACCAGTGGCGGAACAACTCTGGCGGCAGATACGGCAGATGCTGGAATTTTGATCAACACCACTTCCGGTGGAAGCAGTGGCCCCACGAGGGCGGGTATCGTAGGTACAGTTGTAGAAATCTGGAACGCTGCAGAAACCGCTAAAAAAGCAGTAGCAATTGTAACAGCAGCAAGCACATCAACTAGTGGCGATACAGTAACCATTCGACCAGTTTGGGTTGGTAGTTCAACCTCGCAAGTTGCCGGTGATGTTTGGCATGTTATTGGTTCTGCATCAGAAGAAAGTAGTACATCACCAGCAGCAATCTCTGATGATATTACTTATCGTTGGAATTCTTGTCAGGAATTTGAGACACCAGTTGAAATGTCAAACCTGGCCTTAAAAGCCAAAATGAGACCAGTTAATGAATGGTCAAGATTGGTTGCGGATCAGGGCGAAGCGCATAAAATGAAAGTAGAGCGATCTATTTTATTGAGTGCTCGGCGCGGTTCAACATCTTCTGCCGCAGACTTGACTGGTGCGCCAGACCATGTTGTTGGTGCCAATAGTCTACTTACCAGAACAACTGCTGGATTCATTCCAATTATGGAAGAAGACTATGCTGCTGCCACTGAAGCACCAAGATTGTTCAATATTACCAAAGCAACTTACACCTGGGCTTCTTTCTGTGAAGACATGAAAAACATTGCTTACTACCAAGAGAATCAAACTCCGCTTTATTTATTTCATGGTGCAGATGTCGGAGTTTTCTTTGATTCGGCAGCAGTGAATGGTTTTATGGGAGATGGTTCTAGAATATCGATTCAACCAGAAACAGTCGATACCTTCGGTTTCAATATCCGTAAACTGTATACCAGTGAATGTGAATTAAGACTGGTACGAACCCCTGCCTTACGGGGCCGATATTCTGGTTATGGTTGTGTCGTTGATCCTCGGTACGTTGGAATTGTGAAATTTTTCCCAGATCAATATAAAACTAATCTGCAAGCAAATGACGCCAAGAAACGGAAAGACGAGTACTATTCTTGTCTTGGTTTCTTGTTCAATCTGGTGGAAAAACATGCTTTATTGAAATTCAGTTAATAAAGGAGAATATATTATGGCTCTTACACAAGGTGCTTGGTCATCTAAAACTTATAAAAGGGGTGGCCAAAGTTTCGCTGTTCATACATGTACCGTCACTGCTACTACCGCAGAAAATGATGCATATACTCTATTAACACCAACGTCCTTAGATACTACCAGAGCGTTTACTTTGTTTATTTATGCGTCTGCTGCTGTAGATGGATCAACTTTACCAGTTGATCTGTGGTGTGGTTGGAGTTCTGATTTTGAAATTACCGGTGACGGTGGCGATGTTGCCGCTACAGATGGTGCAGAATGGGGTTCTATATATGCCGATGTTAAAGCAGCAGGTACATATATGGTAATGCTTGATCCGCAATCTAATTATACCGATGTATCTGATAAAAAGGTAAGAATTCCTTCACTGCCTTATTATGCTTTCAATTTAGATGGTGGATCTACTTTGAATGCAGTTAGTGTTGTATTCTATCTTGTCCAGGTACAGCGAGGACAACAAGCACATTAAATTAACATAAAAATCCCCCTCCCAAAAGAGGGGGATAAATATTTAGGATAACTTAGCAAGGGAGTTTATCTTGGGAAAAGGGTTGGATTGGTATAGCTTTTTCTGCAAAACTTGCAGAAAATTAACACCCCATATTTGCGATCAGGAGATGGGAAATTTCCATTGTACTTATTGTGGGCAAGTTCTTGGAGATCGGGCGCCAATTATAACTACTCATAAAGAATTTTATCCTAAGCCAGTAAATGTTTATCCAAGACAACGAAAAAGTAAAATTATTATCTATCATTAAAAGGAGGTTCTATGAAATTTATTGCTCCTGCCCAGAGCTTTAATGGTTGTTTATTTAAACCAATCGGTAGACACATGGGCGATAAAAACAATATGGGGATTTATGATACCGATAATGAAACTGTAATCAATATGTTAATTAATTCACCATGGTTCAAAAATGGAACAATCAAAGCAATGAATCCAGAAGAATTAACAACCGTAACAAAAATCGAAAGTAAACCATTAATGACCAAAATGATCAATCCGTCTTTGAAAATCCACGAAATACCCTGGAATCAATTACGTAAACAAGCACAAGAAAAAGGTATTCCTAATTATTTAAAAATGAATCGCAAACAACTTGAAGAAGCACTAATATAATGTCAACAATTTCTACTATTACAGGAGCGACATTAACAACGATGGCAGATCAAAAGATCTTGGGAACAGCATCTTCAACATCGACACAACCCACCGAAACTGCCATTGTTCAATGGTTAAATGATGCCCAATATGAAATAATCAGAAGAATTGATCCATTTTTAATTCCAATGCTTATTCAAGAATATACGCCGACAACGGCATCGGCGGCAGTTAAAACCGCACTTCCTACTAATTTCTTTAAATTGCTTTCCGCTTATGATACTTCTTCTGGTGCGACAAGACCATTGAAATTGATTGATATGTTTACAATGGCAACGATTAAATCTGGGGTTTTAACTAATTATACTACAACTGATTATTTGGTATCCCTCGGAAACGATGGAACAAATGACGTTTTCTTTTATTATCCTTCTACAGATCCGGCAAAGAAAACATTCATTATTATTATCAAACCAACAACAATTACTACAACTGGAACTGAAACAGTTTCTTTGTCGGATGATCTTTGTCCTTTATTGGTAGATTATGCCGTAATTCAAAGTAAAATGCAGGCGGAAGAATTAGAACAATATATGAACTATATGAACTGGTGGTATAAACGAGTACAAGATATAAATATAATGGCATTACATCGAGAACAAATTATTTAAGGAAATACTATGGCAAGTTCAAATCTTAGTTCGACAACTTTCAAAATAGCAATGTCAGATTTGCGTTCTCGAATTGCACAAGTTACTAATGCGAAAGTTATAGATGAAGAACTTGTAAGATGGTTAAATGTTGCACAACAAATTACCGCGACAAAACTTTCTTCCATCTGTAATCATTGGTATGAAGGAAAAGAAGAATCGATTGCGACTGCTTATACGGCAGATGCCGTAACCGCATTAAATTTAACTGGACTTACATCGGGGAAACCTTCTTTGGTGACAAGATATAATGGGATGGTTTGCACTGGTGGAAGTGGAACAATGCTTAATAAGGTTTTTCGAAATGCAGATTCAATTGAGGACATCTATTCTAAAATTGGTAGTACTAATGATGCTTATTCAGTTTTCTGGTATCATCTTGGGGAAAACATGTTGGTTTATGTTGGAGCATCTCTTACAACAACGACGTGCACCTCGACATTATTTTTTACCAGAAAAACCATTGATGTGACAATGGCAAATATTGCCACTTATAATTTGGACATTCCTACTGAATATGTAGATTTAGCAATTTTGAAAGCCCAATCAATTGCACTGGGTAAATTAGATATGTTAGATAAGGCGAGTAATATTGATCGGTATTTGATGGAATCTTATCAAGAAATTGAAAATCAATATGGCAAAGAAGCGCAACAAACACAAATTGAACAACAACCTGGAAAACAAACGCCACGGGGACGATAATG